ACAAAGTGCAGGTAACACAGCCACAAGTGACTGGGTATTGACTTCTAACAACGGCAATGATTCAACATATTATGCTGACTTTGGTATTGCTAGTAGTACATATGACGGCGCCGTGGCAGTTCTTAACAACGCCATGGGTAACTCAGTTACTGCCAATGACGCTTATTTGTATGTTACGGGTAACGTGGCAGCTGGCAATCCAAGTGACCTAGTACTTGGTGCCATTGATGTTGGTGGACAAATAAGATTCCCAGTTGGCGGCAGTACGGCAGCCAATGTGGCAATGAAACTGAATGCACCCAACACAACCTCCAGTTCAACCACAACTGGTACTGCTGTTATCACAGGCGGAGTCGGAGTGTCAGGTGCGCTTAATGTTGGTGGTACTATTGGCACAAACAATATTATCAACACAGGATCAAATGCCACTGGTAACATTGGCAATTCAACTACCAGCTTCAACACAGTATTTGCCAAGGCCACATCTGCACAGTATGCTGACGTTGCAGAAAAATATGTAGCTGATAAAATTTATCCACCGGGTACTGTTGTTGAGTTTGGTGGCGAAGCAGAGGTAACAATTACCACTGTTTCTAGCAGTCCAGCAGTGGCTGGCATTATCTCCACAAATCCTGCATTTATAATGAATGCAGGAGAAAATAATGTTAATGCAGTTTTGGTTGCCCTGTTAGGAAGAGTTCCTTGCCGTGTGGTTGGCGATATCAAAAAAGGAGATCGACTGGTTTCTAGTGATATTCCTGGAGTTGCTAAAAAATTAAATCCTGCTGAGTATCAGCCAGGATGTATTCTTGGTAAAGCGTTGGAAAACTATTCAAGTTCTGAACCAGGAGTAATCGAAGTCATAGGAGGACGTTTATGAATATTACCAACAGATATCGTGCTGATTACACCGGAGAATTTGTAGTTACAAATTTAGTCTGGGCTGGCAACCAAAAACATCAAACAAGAGAATGGTTACCTAACCCAATTGAAAACCAACATATTTCAGGTCGTGCCGCAGTCATTGGCAGCGTACTTGATCAGGAACAATTTGATTTTAAAAAGCTAGAAAAACACAAAGGTGGATTACTAGGACAAAAAAAATTACAAACATACGGATCAGGAGATTTGTGGAAGTCAATGAAATTTGATTTTTATGTCACTTCCTCAGACAGTCACTTACAAGAAGTTAATGCAACAGGATATTCAGAACAAAATATTGTCTATACAACAGCAAAAAATGTTTCTAAGTATCCAGGTAAATTTTATCTAGTGCCACACATTGGACGCCTTGATGAACTGGCAATGGCAGTTTATCTTGCGGCATTTGATGGCCACAACGAAGTATTCTTATTTGGGTATAACAATGACACTCATGATATAGCTGGTAGAATTACCTGGAAAGAACATGTTAACTCAATTTTTGCGGCTTATAAAACAACAGAATTTATATTAGTTGGAACAGAAACAAATATGCCAGACATGTGGAAGAACAACAGAAATGTAAGTTGCCAAAATTTTAGACAATTTATTACTTACTGTGACGTGTAACAGTTTTTTTTAACGTATCAATTTTATTTTGTACTGCTTCAAAATTAACAGTTGACCACAACCCAGGGTGCATGGGCCTAGGCCATGTGCCCGTGTCTATCCAGGCATATCCTATGTGTTCATGATTGAGAGTTGGTTTGAATTCTTCAGCAACACAGCAGAAAAATGTATGATAGCAAAATAATCCATCAGCACTGGTAAATTGTTCCAAGGGAATTAATTTAAAGTGAAAGGGAAAAAATCCAAGCTCTTCGGTGCATTCCCTGTGCATTGTATCTAGTAGAGTTTCGTTAAGTTCTGTTTTACCACCAGGTAATCCCCAGGTGTTTGGATGTTTAGGATCGTCTCTTAACAAATACAAATACCTTTGAGTGTCTAAACTATAAAACCAAATACCAACAGCATTGATCATAGCACCAGACTCCAGGTGCCTCCTGGGTATATACCCTCATAGCTTTTTACCCATTCACTGCCAGTCCATCGATATTGCAACCCTGTGGTCAAATTTGTACAAAATTGCAAGTTATCAGTGCTGTCAACAGCTCTAAATACAACGTCCCATGCGCCATCAATATATTGAACAATATCATTGGCGTTGGCCACCAACGGACCCCAGGCCACGGCAGGGTGTATATTTCCAATAGCACCAACAGCATTTAATAACAAGTATCTTGTGCCTGCAACGGCCGCTGGTAGACCCACTCCTGGACCACTGATCAACGGATCAATCACAGCATCAATTGGAGCCAACGTATTTTGTGGAACGGTGTCTATGTCTACATCAAACAGCATAAATCGCTCATCAGTGGGATCGTAAGTAACAGTACCAATAACTGTGCCTGAATCGTCCCATTGATCTTCAAGTCGAATCTGACTAATGCCTGGCCTTAATACACCATACATCCCAACCACTGCTGGCCACAGTTCATTGCTGGGAGGACTGTCGGGCAAGTTTGTGTTGGCATTTGATTGATCCACCGTGATTTTTTCTTTGAGAATCTGTATTTTATTACCAATTAACAACGTCTGGTAACCATATGGTGTAATCTGTTGTCTTGTACCTAATAACAAATCGTTGTTGGTGATGGCATCGCTGGCATCACCTAAACTGTTAAACACAGAATATATAATTTTTTCAACCACACCCAACTTCTTAACTTTAGCAGGACTACTGATCCAAATTGGAATGCCAAATCGCATGGTCATAACGTCAATGGGATTTTCTGTGCCTTGAGGAATAACTCTACTGGTCCAGGTAACAGATTCTAATTCAACCACGGTCAAACTGGTCCAATCAACAAAGTTGTCTGTGCCCTGTAGCTCTAATGCAGGATTAAACAATGTTGCTATTTGTTCAAACAACTGCATTTTCTGATTGGTGTTTGAGGTCCAGATATCCAAACTAATAGTCATTTTGTAAGGAACTGGCATTAACCTTTCGATAGTAAATGCATTACCCTGTGTAGTTTCGTAGGTGTCTGTAGTGGTATCGTAGTAGCGTTGTCTAACTTGCATTTTATTAACGTGGTAAGGTTCCTGCAATCTTGGACGATCGTAGTCCATGCCAGTTATGTAAAATGTCATCAACGGAGTAGAAGGTAAACTGTTGGCAGAGTTTTCCTGCAGAATAGTCTGTGCCTGACGTGTTGCATCCCCGTAACGGACTGGCACACGTATCAATGTTGCGTTTGCACTTTCATCTCTGCCGTATTCAATTGCAAAGTTAGAAAAAATTCTTGTAAACTGTAACAAAAATCTTCGTATCTGCTCATCATAAAAAAACTGTTGCATGTATTATCCGCCGTTATCTGCTCTGGGTTTAAGAATCTCACTAAGGCTTTGTCTGCTTGGAATTGCGCCTCGGTCATTGGTTTCAACTTCATTGGTGTTGTTTACAAAGCTTGATCGCAGGGTCTTATTCATTGGACCATTTGTGAGATCAGTTCTGACCTTGTCCTCAATCTTGAGCCAGGATTTGCCATTGAATCTAAACAATCTATTTGGAAAATAATCTAATCTTAGTGCATAATCGCCTTCGGCTGGATTAGCAGGAAACGATACCCCAGGGGTTACCGGTAAACCGTTTGGCGCAATACCATCTCCAGTGAGATAACCCATTGTGTAGCCATCTCCTGTGGGTGTCTGTGACGCATCTGATGAGTTTGGTTCCAGTCCATCAACAGTATTAAGTGTACCGTCAGCAGTTACTCCGCTTGGGTCAGCCGGTGTTCCATCAGGATTGGTTGGATAGATATAAAACTTAACAGTATCATAACCACTGAGCGGTACTTCAATTTCGGCCTGTGCAAGAATAGCATCATTGAGCGCAAGATCTTTTGGTCTTGTGCTCATTACATCGCTGGTGGTTGGTGGATCAACTTCTAGCCAGTATGCAGTATTGGTGATGTCCGTGTCCACTGGAACATTTGCAATAGCTCGATAATATGTGTCGCCGTTGTTGACAATAGTACCAGTTGGATAAAAATTTCCTGGATCCCAAATGTTTTCTGTCACAAAAGGCTTGTTGACAATCTCTTGGTATTCTTGTGCATTGACCATAGGTGTGGCTTTGACACGCCACAGGTGTGGCAACCAAGTTTGACTAAAACCTTCACTGGCAAAAGCTGAATCCTGAATCACATAATACTTGGGCAATGCACGTGGAATTGTATCGTTTAATGGATTGTAGTCTTTTAAATTTGGCACTTCCAACACATCACCACTCATGAGCTTTCTTCCAATGGTATCAAGCATATCGTTGTAGTGGAATGTAAGAAACAAAGTATCATTGTTAAGGAATAGACCAAATTGCGTTAAATCAAAATCGATGTCCTGTGTTCGGTAAACGCCACGTAATCGGTAAATGTCTGGATCATACGCACGATCTCTATTTTCTAACAATAACAAATCCTGAATAAACAACGGATTTTCAAAGGTGTAATTTGGTTGTGTGGCATCAAAATTTCCACTTTCAGTTGAATCTCCTGTGCCCGTTTTGGGACCAAGATACTTGTGTATGAATATATCAAGTCCACCAACGGTGTACATTTCCGCAATAGTGCGGTCCAGAAACTGGTAGTCACTGGTTCTATTAGGGCGATAAAGGCTTAAACGTGGCATAGTGTACTATTTATGGGTGGCATTGTAGTTTAGTTTAAAGCTAGTGTGTTCTAAAAACAACACTTGACAGTTGACAAATAATTCAATTGCTGTTATAATTACAACTTAACCAAAAGGAGTATATAATGGAATGTACACATTGCAGAAAATGGCATTTTAAAGGAATTGAATCCTGCGACACCGCACCCAAACGGCCCACACCTCCTAAAACAACAACTCCGTTGTCAACTCCGTTGTCAACTCCGTTGTCAACTCCGTTGACCGAATAATCTGAGTCTGCTATAATATACACTTGTACAACAAAGGAGTGTATATGCAAGCCGCAAACTTTTTAACAAAGTACACAGGCCCAAAAGGCAAGGGTTTTATACAACCCTATGACAAAATAAAAGCCACAGAAAAATGGGTGGAGTATGCGCTAGACATTGTGGACATGAGCCGTATAATAATGTCAGTGGACTTCAACACCAAATGGCGCCTGGCAGAGGCCCTGGAAGTAGCTGAACGCAAAAAGGCTTATATGTACCGGCACAAAAATTTTGACGTTACTCGTGCCGCAAGACTTTTTGATGCAGTAAAAGATTTACCCAAAACTAAGTAAGGACTAACATGATTGCCCAAACTAAAATTAAACCACCCAAGCCATTGAACCCACGTAGTGCAGATACCAATCACATGGGCCAGGAACCTGCTTGGACACATCAGCCCACAGACTATCGCATCAGTGCATTAAGCAAAGCATTTGGTTGGTACAATTACTTTTACGGCAAAAAAGACGCCAAGGACATGATTGCATCCTATTTGGATCGGCGTGAACGTATCCGAGATGCCAAACAGATTCGCAGTCTTGGCGACAGCCAAATTCGTCTGACCACAGGATGGCTCTGTCGCATGAGTGATATGGGGCTTGAGTTAACTGAACAAGAGCAGATCAAGCTGGATAATATGATTCTCGAACTGTTAGAGATCAAAGAAGAAAAGAAAGAAGAAGTAATGGCCGAGGATGCGTCAGTGGCCAGAATAACCATTCAGGACCGGTTGCGTGAAAAAGTATCCGAGTGCGCTGGTGAAATCGAAGGCCTGTTTGATGACTTTGTTACCGAGGGTGCCAAAATGTCAGCCAATATCAAACCGATTGCCACAATACGTGGCATGAATGTGGCACCACAAATGATCAGCACCATTTCTGACATTTGGAAAAAACGACTAGAAGAATTTGAAGAAGTTGCCAAAGGCAAAGACTCACAATTGGTTGAAGCGTACAGTTGCTATAGCAAAATTGACATTCGTAATATGATCAAGTTCTGTGAAACAGTGATCAACGACTGTGGCGCCTATGTGCAGATTAAAAAGGTCGAGCGCAAGCCGCGCAAGTCCAAACCCATTGATCCTGCCAAACTCACAGCCAAATTCAAGTATCTCAAAGAGTTTGCAGAACTCAAACTCAAGTCAGTGCCTGTTACAGGCTTGGTGGGTGCTACAGAAGCCTGGTTGTACGACACCAAAAAACGCAAGTTGATCCATGTCACAGCAGACAGTCACATTGGCTCGCTTACTGTAAAAAGCAGTTCTATCATTGGGTTTGACGCCGCTACCAGTGTGCAAAAAACCCTGCGTAAGCCTGCAGAACAGATCAAAGCGTTGCTGTCAGTAGGAGCACCACAAGCTCGTAAGGTATTCAAGGACATCAAGGCCACAGATACCAAGTTTAACGGACGTGGCAATGAGAATTTGATACTGTTGAAGGTGCGCTAAATATAGGGCAAGGAGCCCTACATGGCAGATCAAACACTAGACCCGCTGAAGAAACAACTGATAGAATATGTGCAGTTACAACTAGCCAGTCAAATAATTGACATTGAGCTAGACCCGGCACACTTTGAAGCCGCTTATCAAAAAACCATAGGCACCTATCGCCAACGTGCGCAAAATGCCTATGAAGAAAGCTACAGCTTTATGGAATTGCTTAACGATGTAAATGAATACACGTTGCCACAAGAAGTCACACAGGTTCGACAAATTTTTAGACGCACAATTGGCCTCAGCACCGGAGGTGGTGGCACAAGCTTTGACCCGTTTGGCGCCGCAACTTTAAACACTTATCTATTGAATTTTAATCAGCAACAAGGCGGCCTTGCAACCTACGATTTTTATCAACAGTATGTTGAACTGGCCGCTCGTATGTTTGGTGGATATATCAACTTTACATACGAG